AAAAATTTACAGTTGGTGGAATTTTAATTAACCAATCATGTAATTGTTTCCAGTTTGACATATCTTCACTTAATGCAAATGACATATCAAAATTATCATAAGTCAATCCTCCCATCGGTCTACGAACGGGTGTAGCAAATGGTGTTGGTTGTATATATTCATTTATTGAAATTCCTGGTAGATTTGCTGCTTGGCAAAAATAAACTATATGTGGAATTTTATGAAATACCACACGAAACTTATTTGCACTTAATGGATTAAGTGTTTGTGGTTCTCGTGCTGTTATTGATTGATATATGATATTATCCATACAACTATTTATGCAAATGATAAGGGGAGGTCTTTCGACCTCCCCTCTCGTTCAGAAACTAGACTCTATCAAGTACCACCGTAACTTGCATCATTACCGTGTAGATTGTCTACGCGGAATAGACGGTAGTATTGGTTTCTTCTGCGTTGTAGTCTCATTGCGTCTGGGCTGTTATCCGCACCGAGAACGAATGGATTACTTACGATACCGTAACGGGTCTTGAAACCAATCTTTGGTTGGAAGGTGCTTGTATCAACTGCTCTTACCATTTGTAGAGGTACATATGGGCAGTAGAAGATACCTGCGTCGTATGGACTTGTGCCCTTATAACCTACGCAAACATAGTTTACGGGTGTCCATGTTTCGATGTGAGTTGGTACTGAGTATGGATCAATGTAAACCTTGATCTTACCACCAGAAATTGTACCAGCGAGTGTGTTACCGTTTACATCGGTATTCATTGCGCTGTTGAATGCTGGTGAGAAGTCTAGGATACCACTCATTGAGAGGGCTGAAGCAACATCTGGGCTTACGATTGCCATGTTACCGCGACCTCTGCGAGTTTCTGCACCGATTTGGTTTGCTTCTCTTTCGATTTGGAAGAGTAGACCACGGAACTTCTCAGCACTCCAACGACCGTCTGAGTCCTTCTCTAGATCATAAACACCGCCCTTGGTTGAACCAAGAACTGCTGTTGTCATAGAAGAAACATCTGCTTGTTGAGCACCGAGCTTAGCAACATCATAAACTAGTCTTACTAGTTCACGGTTGATTTCAAACATGATCTCGGTTGAGAGGATGTTTGCAAGTTCGGTTTCAGCATCTAGACCGTGAACTGCCTTGAGGTCTTGTGCCATTTCGATGGTGTACTCTGCCTTTAGAGCGCGAGTCTTTGCTTCAACTGCTGTTTTCTCGATTGTGAAGGACATTTCATTGAAACCGTATGTACCACCACCAAGGTTTTCACCAACACTGGTTGACATACCGCGACCTGGCTCCATTTGACCGTCAGTGCTTGAAACATCGTCAGCAAAAAGGTTACCCATTGTACCGATTTGAGAACCAGCACCTGATCCGGTTGAACCAGAAACGCTACTGCTGTTACCGAAACCTGTATCTGCTTCAGCAAAAAGTGCTTCGTTACCAGATCTTAGACCTGTTGTAGCATTTGCGCCACCGTAACGGCTCTTCATTGCGAAGATGAGTCCGGTTGGACCGGTCATTGGTTGAACACCAGCGATGTCGTATGCCATTAGATTTGGCATTGCACGACGAACGAGGCTGATAAGAATTGGATCGAATGAATCGATACCAGTTGTTGTGCCTGCGCCTGGGCTTGATGTACCGAGTTGTGTGCCTAGGATGCCTTGTGCTTCCTTGAGGCATTGCTCTTGGTTCTCTAGGAGAACTGTGGTGCAATGCTTCTTGTAACTGTCTTTGATCTCTGGAAGTGCCTTGTGCTCAAGGATTGGCTTCCATTTGTTCTTTACTGACTCTGATAATAGTTGACGAGTGGGGTCCATTTTTTTCTAGCTCCTTTTTAGAATTCTATTTTATATATAATTTTAATTTTTTAGACTTAACCTTCGAGTGTTCTACCGAGGACATCTGAATACATTTTGATGCTCTCATTCATGAATTGTTGCTCTTCGTTTTGCTCTGTCTCTTCCATTAAATTGTCAATTACAGCACCTACAGCGGTGTTTTCTGCTGTTTTTACTGACTTTACTGGAGTAGACTTTGCCTTTGAATAGTTTTCAACAAGAACCTTAACCTTTGATCTGAAATCCTCTACACTTGAGAATTCTACATTTTCTGCAAGTTTTCTGAGGTTTTGTACATCAATAGACTTTAGACTCTTGGTTTCTTCTTCAAATGCTGCTGTTGCTTCTAGAAGTGCTACCTTTTCGCGGAGAGAGATGTTTCTTTCCATCTCTTCGTTTACTCTGGTTTCTAGATTTTCGATTGCGTCTGTCATTTCATCAAAAATGTTGGTCTTGTCTTCTGGAATCTCAATGTATGATTCTACGAAGAGGTTCTTTAGACCTTCAATGAAACTCTCTGCAATCTCGGTACGAAGACCGTTCTCTACGGCTAACTCATTTTCGTTGATCCATTCCTCTACAACATATGAGAGGTAATCGTTAATCTTGTTTTCTAATTCTTCAGCAACCATCATAGTTTGCTCTGCAAGTTTCTCTTCAAAAAGATTTGCCATTTGCTCTGTGATTGATTGAAGATTTGTATTTAATGATGCTTCATAAAGTGAAGATGCCTTCTCTATGAACTCTTCCGATACATCTGCACCAAAGAGTGTCTTAACATCTTCTTGAACTTTTTCTTTGTTCATGGATGGCATTTCAACGCCAGCAAAAGATGGCTTCATTTCTCTTGTTGCTCTGTTTGCTTCTGCTGAAACACCAGTTGTTTGGAATTCTTGAGCAGCGCCAACACCCGGCCAAGGTTGATTACCCTTACCAGAAAAATCAACAGCACCCTTACTGCCACCAGCAGATTGTGTTGGAGAAGACTTCATATTGAGAGTAGAAGCATTTGATGACTTGCCTTTTTGCTCTTCGTGTTCTTCTTCACCAGTTTCTCCTTCTTCATGACCTTCTTCATCTTCGCCCTCATCCTCTTCCATTTCCATTTCTTCTTCGGTTTCTTTTGCTTCAACAAGTTCTTCTGTTTCGAAGAGTTGGTTGAGGATTTCTTCTGCTAGTTTCTTTGGATCCATTTTGATAATCTCCTTGATCGTAGTTTCTGTTTTTATTTATAATTCTTTAATCTTTGACAAAAAGTGTTCAAATATCTTGAGTTGGGTTTGTTCTAGATCTTTTCTAGAAACATTATTCATTGCTTTTTTATAATTTGATATTTGAACTTCTTGCATAATTCCGTTATTCCAAACCCATTCCTTGCCTTCCATGATGCCATTGACGAAAGCACCTGGGGCTGATGGATCAGCAACGATATCTACTGCTGCAAGCATAAAGTCCTCTTGAACATGGTTTACACCTTGGAATTCTCTTAAAGAACCCATACCACGGCTGGAAACACCTAGTTTTGCACCTTCTTCAATGAGACTGCTTGCAATCTTGCCCATTGGGGTATTTGTTAAAATTTTGGCTTTTCCTTCGCAAACTGTTCCATTAAATGATAAATCTTTAATCAAATGTGAAACTTTATCGAGATTTACGGTTGGACCTTCTGGATGTCCTAGTTCACCAAATGCTCTACCTGCATTTACATAATTCTTCATGTAAGAGGTTACTGCATTTCTTAGAATCTTTTCAGGATAAACTCTACCGTTGCGGTTTTGTTCTTCTGCAACCATGTAAGGACCAACAATAAAAAGAGACTTTTTACCGTCTTCTGCTGCTTCGGTTACATACTTAACATCTTGAATTGTTTCTGTGATTAGTTTCATTTATTATTCCTCTGTTTCTTCTATTTCATCTTCTTCTTGTTCTGGGGTAGAATAAAGATTATTTGCAATTTCTACCTTTCTATCATCTAGTTGCTCTCCTGCTTTAGCATAGAGAGTATCAAAAATGTTCTTTCTAAAACCTTCTAAATCACCATTTAACAAATTATTAATAAAATTGCTCATATTTAATTCCTTTATCTTATATATTAAAAATAATTTTTAGTACTTTTATGATGTTCCTATTTGTTGGACAGTTTCTTTTGTATTTTGTTTAAAATTGTTTGTACATGTTTCGTATGCATTCCAAAAAGCAATTTTGCATCCACAATCCTCATTATATGAACCAAATGGGTCAGAACCACAATCACTTAATCCTAATATTTGCACTAATTGTGTAAGTTTAGCATCTTTTTGTCTTTCTATAATACTAATATCATCTTCATAATAATCTTTACATAGATTACACGAATATGACTCTACTTGTTTACATTCTCTAGCAACACATGTATCATATCGTTCTTTTGCTGCTTTTATTTCAGATTCATAAACGGCAAGTACTTTTGCTTTTTCAGTGTTAAATGTATTAATAGCAGTTTGTCTGCATTTATCATATGCGCTTTTAGCGACATTATAACAAGTCGAATTTGGTTTAACTTCTGGATTCACTCGTGGTTTTGTTCTTGCAAAGCATTTATCATATGTTGGCTGCCATAGATCTCCACATGATTCCACCTCAGAATTTTTAATTGTTTTTGCGTGATTTACTCTATTAATATGAGCATTTTCTGCATCTGATATTCGTTTGACTTGATCGTCACTGCATTTCCTACGCTGTTCTTGAGTATTACTAGCATCTAAACATGATTTATATGCAATCATAGAATTTAATATATCAGTATTTTTCATATCATTTGATGTTTTTTCTGCTGCATAAAAAGTATTCCATGCAGAATTAATACAATTTCTTTTTACTGTTTCTGCTTCAAACACACAAACAGGTCTATCGTTTCCACCGAATATATTTTGTGGTGCCCCCTCTGGACATGTATTACATGGATTTCCTAAACAACTTGAATTCCTGTTAAATGCTTCTTCTACCCAGTTTTCGTGTGATTCACCATAATTATCACAGTGTTTATAATTCCACGAGTCATCAGTTCCTTCTTCTGGTAACCAAGGACTTTGTATTATAATTGAACAACATGTACTTGTATCATCACTTGACATAGTTTGCTCACCGGAACTTCCACTGCTTGTATATCCATTAAACATTAAATTTTGTATTGTGGATAGAGCAAAATAACCAGTTGTGGATGCAATTCTCGGACATGTTGGTTCTTCTGGACCAGCACATAGAGTATTAGTTTTTCCTTTTACGGTTAATCTTACAACTTGGCCAACTCCTGCCCCAAGTCCACCCGGTAAGCAGTTAACAACATCCCCGCCCAATTGACCAGCTATATATCCTTTTGTTTTGTCAAGAATATCATTTTTAACCGAAGTAGAATCATCAGTAAAAACAAATTTGGTAAAAAATTGTTCAAACGCTATTGGTATATTGGCAGTGCATGGACTACCAGGAGTATCATCTGCTTTTACTGTACCTCTACATTGAGTTGGTGTTCTACAATCATTTAAATCTCCTAAAAATGGTGTGTATGTTTTCTTGAAAGAACAAGCAGAATATTGAATTGGAGCCGATGCAGGTGGGTTACAAGAATCACCACAAGCAATAATTGGTTGTCCACCGACACCAATACAACTTGCTCTTTGAGAAAATAAATCACCACCACAACATGATTCTGATCCTCCATAAACAGTTTCTAGCATTACAAAATTTCTAGGACCACCAGTAATACATTTTGATGTAGGATTACATGGTAATGTATAAATTGAATTTGCTATTGTTACATTATCAAAACATGATGACCAAGCAGTTCGGATATCATCATTATCTCCTGGGTTTCTATAACCTTGATCATATCCATCGTCTGGCCAAAAATCAGACCATATTCTAGAACCTGATGACCATGTAGAACCACCATCACTTGTTGTTGGTGCTCCATTCACACCTATTCTATTACATGCTGATAAACAGCATCCGGGTCCTTTAGTACCACCAGAATCGGATAATATTTTACCAATACATTGACCACAACTTCCAAAAGAAGTTAATCCTGCAGCACCAATAGTTGTTGGTGTTATTCCCGTTGTAGAACCACCAAGAGCGAATCTTGCTACACTTGTTGATGCTTTGGCACCATCACTTCCTCCACTACCACCTACAGAATAACAATTTGATCCAGTACTTAATACTGTATGTGTATAATCACCAAACAGTGCTATATTATTTGGAAATTGTGTTTCTGAAGATGTTGGTAGAGTCCCGGTTAAAGGAGAAGTTCCTTCCATACAACTATTACACTTATTATTATTGCCGTTATCTGTTAAACAGTTTGAATTTCCACCTGTTTTAAAATCAATAGTAGTTACTACTCTTCCACAAGAGGTTCCAGAATATGTGCCAGAATTTGTCGGATTTCCTGACAATAATGGGACTGTTCCGCTACTTGGTATAGACATTCCTCCTGTAACAAGTTGCATTGCATCATACACTTGATAAGAAGAACCACCAATTATATGAACATCACCAACTGATCCACTACTGGAATTTGGATAACATCCTGCGACACTACCAGAAGCACAACTTACTAAGCATTGGTATTGAGTTCCTCCACCATTACAGGTATTCATACCTAACCAATATCCACTTCTTGATATTGCTTGATTAGTAGAATTAGAAACCCATGAGTTATAACTAGAAAGAGTTCCAGAAGGATTGGTATTGCTCAATGGTGTTGCTGCAGCAGGTGGAGTAAAATTAACACTATTTAAAGTATTATATGCAGAACACGGTCCAGATGCTCCACCACCGCCACCACCAGGAATAAATTCTTCACAATCTGCACATAAGGATACTGCACCTGTAGCAAATGCAGAAGTGTAAAATTGTGAACAATCTAACTCTTTACATTTTTCAATGCTGCTCTTATATACTCTGTCTCTATGTTCTCCAACTAAAACAACATCTGTTTCAGTTGACCGATAAATTGATATCGTATCTTGTGAAGAGGTTGCCTTCATTAAGTATTTTGGTAATTTATTATCTACTTCAACGAAGAATACGAATGACATTTTTATCTCGTAATGTTTGGGGTTACTATAAATCTTCCTTGCATTACTCTAAATGTAACTGCTTTTGGATTTGTAATTATATCTTGAGAGAACACTAATTCTAAATCATATAAAAAGTTACCATAATCGATGTTTGACATTACATTTCCATCTATAGTGATAACAATATTCGAATCACCATCTGTACCATCTTTAAGTTTTATTTGAATATTGGTATAATTTAAATTACTTTGTCCCCAGAGATTTGTATCATCAACCATATTGGTTGGTGTATTATTTTGATCTACTGGAAGAATATCACCGTCTACACTATCTCTAACTTGCATTCGAGCATATGCTTTAATTACATAGTTACCATCAGTATCTTTACGAAAACTATCTTCAAATCCCTCAATAACAGATGCTGGTGGATTCACCAAATTTACTAATTTCTTATTACTATCAAGAAATTTTAATTTAAGACGAAAGGATGAACCTTCATCTGCTTGTATATCATAATAGGCTGCTGGCATCGAATGTTTTACCTCCCGTTGGATCTACTTGTGGTGCTTGGTTATTTATACCTTCGCCACCTGCTTGTCCTTCAGGTGCTGCTGCTTGTTGATCTGCTCCACCACCAGACATTGCTGCTGCTTGTGCTGCTTCTTGTGCTGACTGTTGTTGTTTCTCTAATTGCTGTTGTTGTTCTTCTTGAATCTCAACATCAATTTGTTGAATTTCAAGATCTGTTTGACGAAGAAGATTCTTTCTTAACCATTTATCAGAATAGAACTTTCCAGAATAGTCTGCAGCATCACGAAGAATTGCAATTCTATCACGAAGAATTTCTGCTTGCTTAGATTCTGCAAAATATGAATCAGTTGCATATTTAAATTGTATCTTTTGGAAGATTTGTTTCCAATCATCATCACTCATTACTTGTCGAGATAGAAGTTGTACTCTTAAGAAATTCAATAGAAGTTCA